GTCCGGGCTGAAGCGTAACCCCTGTCTGCCCTGTAGCTTTAAATGTCAGTGTGTATGTCGAGTCAGCATATGGCATAAATCCAACAACGCCAATTCTTACATTGTCAGAAAATGTGTAGGAAATGTTTCCGCCAGAAGAAGTTTGTGTGCATGCTGTCGTAAATATCTGATCAAATGCGAAACTCGCAGTGCCACCAGCTGAGCTTATGGCAGTTCCATCTGAAGGATATGTTATCGTTCTCCGGAGAATATTTTTTACGTCAAGATCGCCATTATTTAAAGCATATCTTGCGCGACCATCTATCATTCCAATGATTTCTTTTTCTATTGTCCAGAGATTTACCCCATCATTGGACAAGGCAGATAAATAGAAAAATAGATTATTCTTTGCTGCAGCGATATTCTCTGGCGTCATTTCGGAGGTTGGTATTCCTGCACGACGAAATGCATGCTCGATGTGAGTGTTCACATCGATCGTTGTTTGGGCAACTGTTCCAGAGGTTGTAGCCATGTCATTCTATTGATATGAACAGACACAATACAGCATCTTAATTAAGAGGAGGAAGCATTGCTGCTTCCTCCAATTTGTTAGGTCGTGTAAGGCACAACTCCATAAGCACCATCAATGGTGTTTGGATTTGCGACATTGATCCAAGTTACAAGACGTTTCGTGGCGTCTGCTGCAGATTGAACTGCATATTTACCACGCACCGCACCTGTGGTTGCTGTTGCAGGACTTGTCGTATCTGCAGCAGTGAAACCAGTGGTGGCAGTGATCAACGCGCTGTTCCAGTAAATCAGAACTTGATCAAATGCATCTACACGAGCAGCAAAACCGAAAATGTCGATTGTGCCGATGGTGAATGCAGAGGTCGTAGTTCCGGAGGTGGTAATGCTGCGAATGTAGCGATAAGTCTTAGCAGAGTTCACTGTGCCGGTGGTCGGACCAGTGAATGTTTCTGTCTGAGGCTGATTGTACATATCGTAGCCAACAATCGTAAACGTAACTGCTGTTCCTGATGCAGCACCAGTAACACGAATCGCACGATCGTAGCTTGCACTGCCAGTGATATCAAGAACAGTGTTGCCATAAAGCGTGGTAGATGTTACAGAAGTGCCAGCAGTAAGAGTGACAGCGCCGTTCATGATCTGCGATGCAGCAATGTTATTTGCTACAAGCGCAGGAGGAACAAAAGTGACGACTTTGAGAGGATTAGTAACAACTCCAGGACCAGGAGCGCTAGGCTCAAATTGGCTGGTATTGCCACTCGCCAACTCTAAAGGCGCACGCTTAGACGTATCAAGTGCAGGATCTCCTGCAAACCCATAACGCATAAAGCCAATGTGTGACATAAAATAACTCCAAAGTTAGGGAGCAGAATTTTTAGGCTCTGCTCCCAATTGATTAAGCACCTTGCGTTCCGAAGATACCGCGAGGGTTAGTCCAACCTACAGCATAACGCTCGGTAGCTTTGTAACGCATGGAGTCGGTTTCAAAATCGCCCTCCATCGTTTTCGTAAGCTTACGACGCATTGCCAGCTGCAGACCTTTTGGAGCATCCGTTTGCACCCACCAAGCAATATTGCTCGTCAAACGGGTAAGAACTACAGGCTCAGCTTGCAGCTTGCTCGTTTGAATCGGGTTGATGTCGTTGTTGTTGGTGCTCGTGCGCAGTGCAGACTTCAAGAGAACTTGAGCCTGGAACATGTTTGCCGGAGAGACAATCAGTTTCGTCGGAGTCAGGTTGATCTTTTTGTTGTTGTCGTCAACTGCTTGCTTGATTTGAACAAGAATTTGTTCAAGCGAGGTTTGAGACAGTGCAGAGTCTGTTGCGAGGCGGTTGCTATAAGTAACACCATTCGCACCAGGATGCGCAGTGTTGCAGAGAGAAACGCCATCACCACCAATATAAGAGCCGTTGAATGCACGGTTCAGAATGTTCGCACAGATCGTCTCTTTGGTTTCCAGCATCGCATTCGCTAAGTGTTGCGAGTAGATTTTACCAAAGTCGATATGGTCGCCATCTTCATACATCACCAAGGTCAGAGCGAATGCCAGACCATAGACGTTGTACACATAACGTGCCATGAACAGCTCTTGGCCAGTGTCATAGCTTACAGGCATACCATCCGGGAGGAGTGGTGCTGCGCCGAAGCCGGACAATACAGGCTCAAGGTGCTGGTTTCGTTTAATGCCAGTGATCTCGTCAAAAACGTCTTTCCACTGGTTTTTGCCCATGTCGTAAACGCCGTCAAACTCGGTATTGAGAATAGGCGATACGATGTCTTTAAACTGGGCTGAGTTCATTGGGGCTGCCATAATTCATTCCCTCCTATACGGCTACTTTGTTAGAGATGTATTGATGGCGAGCGATCATAGCTTCAACAATAGTGTAGCTATCACCCCAAGCATTGTCGATCTTATTGCTAAGACCAACGATGCGGAGCTGGGCTTGAACACCTGCACCAGCCAGCGTGCTGCTGATTGCTGCAGTTGAAGTTCCGAGCGTAGAGCTGCCATTGCCAGGATTCACGAAGTCTGCCTGATCGCCTACTGCGGTAGCAGCAATAGAGCCATTCGACTGAATCTCGTAAATGATGTTCGGATCATCCCAAACAAATGCAGACATAGTGCCAGCAACATAAGTTGAAGATGCTACCCAAGTTTTGCTAGGAGTCATCAATCCGGTGCTAGTGGCAACATATTGGCACCCAGCAAACACACCAATGATGTCTGCTGCAGTGGTTGCAATAGTTAAGGTTCCGTTGGTGTTCAGCATAACAGGAGAGCCATAATAAATGGCAGACCCATATGCGCTGGCAATGCCATCTGGCATAACACGCGGAGGAGGCAAGAATTTACCGTTGATATGACGGATAGGATTCATGCCGAAAGGTAGAGCAGTACTTGACATAAGTTACCTCTTGGTTAAATGAAAGTTGGTTCTGCTACCTTACGTGCCAAGTTGTTGATGCCAGTCATTTCGTTTTGGTCTCTTGCGATATTTTGACCATCTTTGTCTTCCATTGCGGAGATGGTTTGTTTTATCGCACGCTCCTGCTCGAGAGGCTGAGTGTGATGAGACTCTTTCATGTAAAGTTGATATAGCCTTACAGGAATCTTCATCAGGATAAGCTCGTTATAGCTTACGCAGCCATCAATGTCGCCAGCTCTATTGGAAGCAGGATGAAATCCTGGAACTTCCTCTGGCTTTACAACACTGTACCCAACTCTCTTCCGAAAGTCTATGGTGTCATATTGGTTATTTGACTGTGCAGGAATCCAACACAAATGATAGCCTTCAATCTTTGGCAAATTCGGTAGGATATTTGAAGTCATTGAGACGCGGAACTGTCTCAGAAGCTCAGCATCACTGAGCTCGACATCACCCTTTACAGAGTAATCCTCAGCAGCATAAGCTGCTTCCACACGAAACTGATGGTCTGCTTCATCCTCTGTTTGGGAAAGCTCCGCATCAGATTTTATGTATTGCTTGTTCTTAATCGGTTTTCTAAAATCACCTTTTGACATAATCATGCTCCTTTCTTCTGAGCAAGGTAGTGTTTGACAGCAGTGTTGTACTTATCAGAGCCCTTCTCGTAGCCTGCAGCAGTCAGTGACTGCAGAAACTCCTTAGGCACAGTTATGCTCTTATAAGCGGCAGGATTTGACTCTCTTCCGCCACCTCCGACAATCTGCTTTGATCCAGCTTTTTTGACTACATTCTTGTATCGATGCGGGAGTCTGTCTTTGCAACGATCGTCAAATTCGTCCCAGTACTCTTTAGTGTTGGGATCGTAGCCTTCATTGTAGAGGTCTGTGTCAATAGCCAAAGCAATCCGACTATCAAGATTTCCTCCTTTCGGATCATACCAGGAACTGTTCCTCTTCATCCAAGACATCCCGTAGCGCTTTCCTTCTTCTCCAACTATATCTGGGAAAGAGTCTTGAGGCGAAGTTTCCTTCTCACTAGCCTCCTCAGCTTCAATATATTTAGCACGCTGTGCCTCAAGCATATTGTAGCGGGAGAATGCTTTGTCGCTTATAGCCTTGGCTTCCGCAAACTTCTTGCCATCACCCTCTGTTATCGCAGCTTCCATCACCTTCTGTGCGGTATTGTAGACATTGATAATCTCTTTGCGCTCAGATTCGATTTCATTTATCTGAGATTTCTGAGATTGCTTACCTGTTACTTCTTTGAGCTGCTTTAACTCTTGTCTTAGGTTTACAATTTCGTTGGTCATAAACGCAAATTCTCTGTTGCGTTTTTCTTTCCGCATGCGCTTTTCACGACGACGACGCTCTCTTTTCGCTTCAAGCTCTGGATCTAGCTTTTCACCAGCCTCAGCACCATCCTCTTCGTCATCATCCTCTTCGCTGCTTCCTTCCGGAGAGTCTTTATTCTCTTTCCCTGCCTCTTTTTCTTCTCCATCCTTGTCTGCAGACTGACCTTCCCCTTCAGAATTCTCCTCCGAAGCATCTTCTTCAGCCTCAAGAATGATTTCTTCCTCTTCTTTTTTAGCTTTGCTTGTCATTGTCTATTCCTTTCTCAGAAATATGCATAGTTTGTTTTAACATTTAAGGGATTCCCTTCAATAAGACCAATGACTTCAAAATCTTTGAAGGTCTTGAATAGCACCTTATCAGACTGTCCGTCATTTTCCATATTAATCCAATGATTGTCTCCACCATGAAGTGGAACTCTCACATAATCTCCCTCACAGAACCAAGCGCCTGTCTTCCAAAGTTCCCCAGTAGTAGGAAAATGAAAGGCTCCAGCGCCTATTTTTATAACCTTAGCGGTCTGCTCATTCCTATAAACATCATCACTGACATCATCGGTAAGAATCAAGCCACTTTTCGTTTTTTTCTTAGGAAGTCGAATCTGAACAAGAATTCTGTTTCCTAAAGGTTTCACCGGACAAACAATTGAAGGAAATGCTTCATTTATCTCTTCCAGTTCTTTATCAGTAAACTGACTCATCAGGATCTTCTCTTTCTTCCACATCAAGACTGCGGATAATAAAAAAGGCTGTTTTCAGCCCGTGAATAATTCCTTGTCTGTGGCGGTACTCTGCCACACTCTCAGAATTTAGATCCACAAGACTAAGAACAGCCTCGTTAATTTTGTTTTCTAAAGCAATCTTTGCCTTATTTATGTCCATATTATGCGCCAATTGCTCTAAGAAAAAAGTGATTTCTTCATTTAACTAGCAACCTTTGGATTTTTTCGCCATGCCGCCTTTTTTAAGAGCAACATGTTTCACTGCAACTTCTTTGCCTTTTACAACACCGCCCTTTTTAAGTTTTACTTGCGCTTCTGCACTTTTCAAACCTTTGCCCATTGCTAAAGATTTTTTAATACGCACTGGACCTTTTACGCCTTTATTGCTAACCATTTCTATTCTCCTTTATCAGATTGAACAAAGCCCCCGTTTGAGAAATTCTGGTCGAGGCTATTACCATTCTTGAGATTTCCAGGAGCTCTGCCTTCTACAGCCCGCATCCCAGCAATCGTCAATGCTGTTTGATTATCTTCATCATTCTTTGTAAGCTCCACTTGAGCACGAATCTTCGCTTCCTGGTCTTGCTGCTGAATTTTCGCCATCTCAGTTTGAGTGTCTGTGCTGTCGTCTTGCTGCTTAGCTTGAATCTTAGCAGCTTCAAGTTGGCCTTTTTGCTGAATCTCTGCTTGTTTGGCTTGTGTGCGCATCTGCTCAACTTGCATAGCGACAGCAGAAGGATCCTGTGGCATTGGAGGCTGAATCTGTTGAATGTATTGCATAGCCTCCTGCAATGCTGGGACAACTTTCTCAAGCAATGCTTCGGAGGATTTTATTGCCAATGGAGAAGCAGCTGCAGCTGCCTTGCTCATCGCGTCACGCACTTCTTTCTTGTCGCTCAAGAGATCCTTGATAGGTTTGCCACTTGCTTTTTCAATAAGCTCTTTTACTTCTGTGCCATAAAGCATCAGCATGTGTTGCACTATGTGTCCAACCCACTGCCCAACCAGCTTAGGCTTGACTGCAGGATTCTGTCCTAGCTGGCTCATGTAGAAATCCATGTGCACTTGCAAATGTGCAAGATGATCTTGGTCTGGCAGAACTCCGGAGGGAGTGCCTGTGGCCATCATGATATTTTCCGTGACAGGATTCTCGTCTTTCTCCTGATTGTTCTCTGGTAGAATTTGATCTATATTCGGTATGCGCATCAGCTCAAGCATGCACTTATTGTAAGCTCTGCGATCGTAACCAACGTCAGGATATTTTTCAATCAGCTGCCCAACTGCACCCATCTGTGCAACGCGCTGTGCATCGGAGAAAATATTCGGATCAGAGACAGGCTGGACGTCCATCTCACCTTCGTAGTCTGCTTTATATGCAAGCTTCTCATTCAAGTCGTCTGAAAATGCATTGTCCTCTTCTGGCGGAGCAACATCATCTTCAAGATTCTGACGATTGAGACGATGAAGAATTGAAAGAGTTCTTTCCATGCTTTCATGCAGCCTTGCATGAATCGCAGAATAGACTTTCATTCCTTCATTAATCATCTGGAACTGTGTTCCTGGAGCAATGTTCGGGGAATAATCGTTAGATGTCTCGATGACTGTGCGTATAATACCTTTGCCTGCATCAACCAAAGATCCAAGCAGCGTAAACAACACGGGACTTGGAGGATTGAAGGGCAATGGCATTGCAATCTTGCGTATGTCGTCAACTCCAGGAGCAGCATCAATCTCGTGTATCTGCGTCGCAGAAATATTTGCCGACTGCCCAGACATCTGTGCGCCTTTGAGCTTCAGAGCTGTAGGTGTATTATTGATGTGAGCAGAATCCAGCAAGGCTCTCAGTGCGCCTGTCGCAGCTGCGGAGAGTCCACCAATGGTGTGACTAAGGCCTATCGCATATGCTCCCCTCCAAGGAATCAATGGCCATTCAACAATCCATTGCAAAGCCTCTTGCAATGCATCTTCTGGATCCCAGTTGCGATAAAGTGCAATCACTTTCTGCGTAGGAGAATCAATCGTCATTATGTAAGGAGCAGATTCATAATCTGAGCTCTTGAGCTTGTCCTCCTCAATATTCAACCAGCAATAGACTTCGTATACTGTGCGGAGACCATCTTCGTCATAAAGAGGATTTGTCTTTCCTTCAATCTTATCATTTGCTTTTTGTGCAGCAGACTCATGCTGATTCATAGAATCAACTTGGCCGAAGTCTGGATCTTTGTAAAGACCAGAATCAACTCTGTTGCGAAACTCAACTTGATTTATTCTCTGACGATGCGTCTTCCTTGTGGCTGAATAAAAATCTGCAGCATGGAATGGAATAAATATATCGTCAAGCGGAACAAACTCAAAGCGTGGACGTTTGAATCTGCTATCGAAATACATTTTGCTATATTGAACACCACCCATAGGAACTTGCGAGAGTATCTGCTCAAGAGATGGACGAAACTCTGGCATTTGCTTGGTGAGTTGCCAATTCATATGGCGTTTCTTGCGATCTGCTCTTTGCAACTTCTTCGGAGTTACCTTGCCATCTATTTTTATTTTTACTGGACCACCAGATGGAAATAATTCCTTGATGGCAGTGCTCTGAAAGTCTATTGCAGCTTCAGCAAGCATCGGATGAACAACGCGCGATGCACCATCAAACTCTGCGCCTCCAGGAGCATCATCTCCTAAGCCAGATCTTCGGAGAGCGTCTGCATATTGCTTGTCTCTCTTCTCACGAGACTTCTGATCAACTTCTATATATTCTAGATACTCCGTCGAAAGACCACTAAGGACTGCATAGTTAAGATCATTGACTAAGTTGTCGTAGAACTCTTGCTCTTTCTTTTCTTCTTCTGAGAACTTCGGGACAATTGTGCCATTGCCATCTTCGTCTTCTTCAATATCGAACTCCTCTGGGATTTCTGCATCAGCTGCTGGAGCTTCTTGATCTTCATTGTCTTCGATCATTGCAAGAGCCTATTGATTAAAGTGGGAGTCCTTGAATTGCTGTCAATGTTACGCCACCAGCGCCAGCAGTTTGATTGATTCTTACGGCTCGACATGGCGTATTCAATACGTTCTGCTGGCTTGTAGTTGCTGCAACAAGATTCGCAGTTGCTACCGAGAACCAAGTGCCATTTGTATTGTAATCTGTCGCATAAGATGCATAAGGGTCGTCAGAGCTTTGCTCAATGGTATAAGTGGCAGAGCCACTAACAACAGCAGCAAGTCCTACACTGAAAGGTGCTGCAATATAATCAAGAACAATAGGATTGCTTTTGCTTACTCCGGAGGATGTGACAATGACTGGACGCATGGATGTGGCTCCTTATGTTTTATGGCAAATCTTGCGCCATATTTTCTAAGTTGAAAAGTGAATTATCAGAATGTGCTAAAGCAGGTAAAGAAAGTGCTGCTGCCTTTGTGAGAGGCTTCCAATACTTGAGTGCCATTGGAAGTCCTGCTTCTATGGCAAGAGATGTCTTATCAAGAGGATTCTCTTCGTCCATGTAGCGATTGAATGCTCCTGCTCCAGCATTAGCGGTTGCTTGGCCTAAAGTTGTCTCGCCACCCAGCGTCATCCAAAGTGGCAAAGTTGCTAATGAGCCAAGACCAGAAGCAACAGGATGCTCCTCAGAAAGCTTCTGTCTCTCGTATTGCTGATTTGCTTTTGCAGCAGCGATGAGGTCGTCGAGACTTATGTCGTTGAATAATTCAGGACGAGATCCCTTTGCTAAAAATGCACCAAGTGTTGCTTTCGTTGTTTCATCGGAGCCTAGTGTTGCGTCGTGTAGCCAGTTCTTGTAGGCTGTGCGGAGAGCGTCGATGTCTGCTGGCGTAGGATTCTCATAATTTCCTGCTTTGGCTTCGACGTAGCCGCCTTTTGCAAATTTATTAGACTCTAAATCTTCCGGAGTGAAGTTGTTGAAGATTGATTTGACATCTCTTTTGTTCTCTGGATCGAAACGACGCCACTCACCAGACACTCCTTGTGCTGAAGTTTCTCCTGTTGTTGCATTATCAAGCCTTGTAAAAACAGGAATGTGTCTTCCTGAACCAAACATCCTGCTTGATGCATAATAGTCTGCCAACTCAGGAATGTCGGAAGTGTAAATGTAATTTCCTTCACCATCTCTGAATTCGTCAAAAATCTTTTGCTCATCTGTTCCATGAAGATGAATGTTGTCTGTGTCGAAACCTGCAGCCTTAGCTCTTGCCATCCTTTCAGGATGTGTTCTGTGTAGATTCTCTAGGAGCTCTTTGAGTGCAGAGGCTCCTGCCTTCTTCACAACACCACCAGCAGCATATCCCTGTGGCTCTTCCTCTTGTTGCATGCTTGCGCCGATGGCTCCTAGGGGTGCGATGTACTTAGGGAAGCCTTTCTCAAGGATGCTCTTGCGTATCTCTGGTGTGAGGCGGACAGCAGGGATCTTAGCTGTCTGAAGGCCTGAAAGATTCTTCAGGTATTGTGGCACAAAGTTCTGGCCGAAGTCCGTCATGGCTTCCATCTCATCAACAGGGTCTGCAGCTCTGTCAACAATCGACATGTAATGCTGATGGAAGTTTCCAAGCTCATCCATTGCGGAGTCTATTCTGTCTGGTGGCAGACCTAAATTGTAAAGCTGTCTGCGCATCATGGAGGGATTGTTGGCATAGCTATCAACTAACTCCGAAACATGCCCCAAAAATGGCGGGTCGTCTTCGCTGCTAATTAATGCTGCTAGGTATGGTGGCAGCTCTCTTGTGTCGTAAGACTTGGCAGGATCAGGAATCTGAAGGAAGCTCTCAGGTGTGGCACCGTGTTCCTTGAGATCCTTCATCAATTGTCCAGGAATGTATTTATCATACATCCTTGAAGTGCCTTCATTCTCGACGCCTTGCCACCTAGCTTTCTGCATGCTTCCAGGAGTCCAGCTGAATAAGTCTGCGTCGTTCTGAGCAGCCTCAATCAATGCTCTGCGGAGGCCTAAGTTCTTCCAGTTGTCACCTTTGAAGGGTGCGTCTGGTGCTAAACCTGAAAGATTGTTTCCATTGAAGTATTTATCAAACTCATCAACAAGATCTCTTGGTATTGATTTATTTGTCAAAGAGCCCACAGACTCTGAACGCAATCTTTTTATGGAAGGATCTTTCTGCTGCAGCCTTCTAAGAAGATCTTTCTCAAATTCTAAATCTGCGTAACCAGCTCGTTGGCCAAGTTGATGCCTATTGCTCTGAAGTTCGTCGAGATGAAACAACTTCGCTGGCACAAACTCTGGAGAATCAGGAATCAATGCTGCTTTGTCTGGTAGTTGATCATTCATCAGTTGACGAGTGTGATAACGCAACCATGCAAGATTCTGGTCGCCTCCAGGAACATCTGTGTAGTGTGCTGGATCTGCTGCGAGCTTCTCTGCCCAAGGAGAGTGGAGCACAAGCTCTTCGTATGCATGCTCTGGTGCACCTGCGAGAGAATATTCGGAGCCATACTTAGGCTCAAATAGATTGTCGTCATAGCCTTGACGCATCTTAAGGTCATCAAGCTCACGCAATGAGATTCTTCTGTCATAAGACCTAGATTGCTGCAATGGCACATCACCCTTCAATTTGAATTGCTCAAGTGCATCCTGCTTGGATATCTTGCCATCAATTCCCTCCATTGCCTTCTGCCAGTTCTGCAACTCCTCCTGCTTCACGCCACGATTGCGTAGATAGTTTGTCCACTCCTCTGGTGTGGCTTGCTTTATGGGAGCCTTTTCGATCTCCTTTCCGAGCTTGCTGTAGAGCTTACTAAGTGCTGTGCCTTTGGACATATCAACTACGCTGCGTAAGGGTTGCTAATAATTTTTCTATCGTCATCTTGGTCTGGATCCTCTGGGTCGGAGGAGACTTTTAAGAAGGACATGTCGCGGAGGAGGCGGACTGCTTGTGTAAGTGCATCCACATAATCATCATGAGCTCCCACAGGGAATTGAATTAATTCATTTATCAATCTGTCTGCCCAGCTAACAAATTTTCCTTTGTAACGATCACACTCTGGGATGTAAAGAACTCCGTCTTCCAGAAGATAAGATATCAAAGACACTCTCTGCACTTTATCTGCATTTCCTGGATTGTATTTGTGTATTGGTATCTGATTGCGCTGGAGATCCTGAATTAGAGAAATGCCTGAGCCTTTATTTTCTATTAAAATTATGTCGCTACGCTGTCCTTCACCAGGACCATATCGAGTAAGCCACTCATTCTTAACTTTCCTTTTAAGCTCAGGATATTCAAGCTTCTCATCCCAAGCATCAAGAAGCAATGCAGCTTTCTTTCCTTGTTTGGTTGTAAATATTCCAAGTGCAACAAATGCTGTTGAGTCGGAGAGTGTATTTGCTGTAAGTGCAGTGTCTAGACTTTGAACAATCGCTTCAAATCGGGGGAGAGGCTCATTTGCTGGGTAAAGTTTTAGCCAATCCTTTTTTATCATTCCACCACCAAGAGGGGCTGGGGACATTAGATACTGCGAAGAAAATGCATAGCTGCCAAGTGCAAGTTTTGTATTCTCAAGCACCTTAACTGTGTCTCTCTGTGGATGAAGCAACTCACCTGCTTTTATTTCTTTTTTGAACTTTCCAATGCTTATTGTTTTTGGGTCTTCGAATATTGAGGGAAGACAAAGACTTGTCCACCCACCTTTGGCCATAAGATGCCCAGTGAGATCATTTTCATGCAATCTTTGCATAATTACAATGATGACGTCATTCTCTTTGTCGTTGAGACGAGTCGAGAAGCTTTGATCAAACCAATCAAGTTGGCTCTGTCTTATGGTATCAGACTGTGCTTCCATTGCGTTGTGGGGGTCGTCGATGATAAGGGTCGAGCCGCCGCTGCCCGTAACAGTTCCGCCCGTTGATGTTGCAATCCTGTGTCCACGCATTGTGGTAGTGTACGAGGACTTCTGATTGTCGTCTGGAGCAATAACTGTTCTTGGGAAAATTCGTTTGTACCACTCAGACTCCATAACAAGCCTGCATTGAACGGAGTGCATTATTGAAAGTTGCTTGCTGTATGATGCTGCCATTATCTTTTCAGAAGGGTTGTGTCCTAAAAGGAATGCAGGGAATGCAACTGTTCCAATTGTGCTTTTCAGAGAGCGTGGTGGTATGTTTATTATTAGGCGTTTTATCTCTCTTCGTTTTGTGGCCAAAAGATGCTCTGCTATGCATTCAATATGCCAATTGTAATCAAACTTAACTCCAGGACTAACTGTGTAAAAAACTTTCTCTAGGAAACAGCAAAAGTCGTTCCGGAGGAATGCATCTACTTCGCGCTGCGTAAAATCAATCTTTGGAGCTAACACTTGTCCTCTCAAAAATTCTTTTCATTATCTCAGCATCCTCTTGAGAGGTTGCTGGATCGAGAGTTGCATTCATGTTGTAGTTAACTGTCTCAGTTTTCTGAACCTGTTTGCCAAATATATTGCTAAGTAGAAAATCCATGCGGCCGAAATCAGCTGTGCGAACAGCAGTTTCTATTCCAGATATTCCAATCAGCTCAAGCATAGAAATGTTGTCATCAATCTTCATTTCTTGAAGGAGCTTTGGATTTGCAGTTAGCAAGTCTGCAAATATCTGATTGATTGTTTCTCTTGTAAAGCCTTTTTCTTTAAGGATTGTGCGGAGAAGTTTGTTTTTTGGGGTATGACCCTTTTTGAATCTAGTTTTCTCGCCAATCTTGTGTCCTGGAACAAGAGGTGTGTTGTGCTTCCTTTTGTCTGGATTGCCTTTGGATATATTTCCTTTCTTATTGAATGGCATTTTTTTTGCGCTCCTTGCACGACTTCTTAAGCCCCTCAGAAACTTTTTCTCGATAGCCTTCTCTAGCCCACATCTTCTTTGCAGAAGCAGAACGCTTGCTCAAGGAATCTGAGCTATTTAGTGCTTTCAACATCTTTTCTTTGTGAGCAGGATCCTTCCACAGCTCTTTCATTTTCTTTGAAAAGGCCTCTCTGTGTTCTTGAGTCTGCATTCTTTTTTTTGCAGCTTCAGAGCACTTTTTCTTGTACTCAGGAGACTGCATCAAAGCCTTTCTCCT